CCTTCTTTATTAATATCACCATTACCAAGTAGAATTAAACTTGATGACATTAGTTCATTATTGAACCATAAATGTGTTGGACGCATAAATGTGTTGGACGGTCATATAATAAAATATCATTACCTAACCAACAATGTCCGCTGTCTGTTAACTGTATATCAACATCGCTATTATTTTGTTTCATTAATAATGCTAATTCACGAAAACTGTCGTTGTTATGATTCCATATACCATTGCGGGGTTGTTTGGGTATTTTGATAATCCATTTATTATTAATTATTCTGTCAATTATTAATAATTCTTTATACATTTTTAGAGTTTTCAACGCATTAATAAAAATAGAATTTGCTTCGACGAATCTTTTATCGTGAAAATGTGTGTGTAAAAATATAAGAGGTTTGTTATTTATATTTATTTCATTGTTTGCAATTGTTATTTGAGATTTAGTTATATTAGGATTATCTGATAGGATTATTCTCCATGGCATATAATTTACTTCTTCTCCAAATTCTTGTGTATCATATTTCTTCGCTAAATCTTCAATTGAAGCTTGGTCATGATAACGTGATGTTTTAGTAAATTCAATCCAATCATTCGGAACATTTTTATTTTTAGTCCATAAACAACCTCCGTTATAATAACCAACTTCATCAGTATTTGATTTTTTTATATAATGTGGAGAGACCCCTAACTCTTTTGATTTGTCAATAACATTTATAGGATTAAAAAAAATGATGTCACTATCTAAAAACATTGTATCTGTTTCATTTTCAAGAGCATATTTAATTACATTTGCTTTTTGCATTTGGAACGCATCCCATATACCTTCGTTTACCATAATATTTCTATTTTTATTGCTATATTTATCTAATGTTACATTCAAATACAATTGTAATCTCAATTGTGGTTTAATTATATCTAAACGGTTTTTGGTTTCTGTGTCAATTAATCCATATACCTTACTATTTTTATGATGTATTGATAATGATAATAACATACCTATTAATTCATGAGTACAATTATATGTTGAAATAAAACAAAAACTACTCGGTAATGACATTATAACAATAATAACAATTACTTTTTTAAATATTAATATTTAATAAAAAAATAGATTTTTTTAATTATAAGTGTACATTTATTGTTTTTATCGCGTAATTTAATTGTATAATCCATATATTTATTTTGTTGCTAACAATCTTATTTGTAAATTATTATTTTTTTTCGCATAATCCATACATCTTTTATGAAAATCGGACTTCATCCACGTTGTTTTAAAATCAGGAGGCCATTGATGTTGAAAAATATTACAGCTAATAACCTTAAAACCGGATAATTTAGCCAAATTGCCAAATGACATAGGACACCAAGTGTGTAAATGTTGATTTATATCTCCTTCTTTATAATAAAACCCGCTTTCCGATGGCTGTTCTAAAGGTACCACAATAATTATTTTACCACCTGTTTTTAATTTAGAATATAAATTTTTAAAAGTATTCAATGGTAAAGGAACATGTTCCATAGCATGGTTTGATATTATACAATCTATTGAATTATCTAATATATTATCGAAATTATCAAAAACTTCTATCCCTTTTTTTTTAATTTCACCCCAAGCTTCTTTATTTACTTCAAAACCTATTTTTTTTGAATTACTGAAGTTTTCTAATAAATAACCTCCACCACATCCAAAATCCATCAATACATCATTTTCTTTTACATCTGTTTCAAATTTAAACTTATTTAATTTACCACCGATAAATCCTATTTCTTTCTGCCAATCAAAATATTCTTTTCCATAACCAATCATATTTGACATTTTATAATTATATTAATAATTTATTTTTAATATATTATTAATTAGTTTTTAATATATTTATAATTCTAAACTTACTACGTTTTTGTCACTCTTTTGGCGGCGTTTGCTTTTTGATGGAGTTTTTGCTTGGGATATTTCTTTCAACTCTTCGATGCTAATGGTACTGCTGTCCTTTTTGTCTTGCTTGTTGATATCAATCGATTTGGTTTTTAAGCCAGAGAGAAGCTGGGAAATATCAGACGGACCATTCATCTCGGGGCGCTGTGCAGGTGTGCTGCGATTCGCCTCTTGAGGTCCTAGATTTTCGAATGTTTCCGATATGCTAATACCGTCGTCCATGCCGCGTGCTGCATTCATATCAGGGCGGTTAGAAGGGCGAGGATTACGTTGGCTACGTGATGTTTGCGTTGACATCGGTTCAGGAGGCGGTCCCGGTGTTACATCCGGCATAGGTGGTGGACCACGTCCGTCGTTCATCATCTCATTCATGAATCCACCGAATCCAGGACTGTTATCACTCATTGTGTTGACTGCCGCCTGTGTAAACTGTTGCATTAACTCAGGATTTTGTCTCATTATATCATCCATACCAGGCATAGCGGATTTAAACATAGTATTTGTCATATGAACCATCATGGCCGAACCGCCCAATTGGAAAAGAAGTTTGAGCTCTGGAGCCATCGTAGCCTTCGACTTGTATTTTTCGTGTAATTCGGAAAAGATTTCATCATAATCATCAATATTTTCATTTAATTGTTCAGCCCATCCGTCTAGTTTAAAATCGAATGGGTCAAAACGGTTATTCAAGAACTCTAACCCAGTAATGGCAGCCATCAACATACGACCTTGGAATTTGCAACTTGCTGATTTTTCCTTTTCATCCATAATCATTTCATATTCTCCTTTCATTTCTTGGAGAGATGAATCCATGTTGTATTTTTTAGTAAGTTTGACTCCTTTCTTTTCTAAACCTTCTAAATTACGAAGAACTTTGAATTTCTCTCTTAATAATTCATCAGCAGTTAATTTTGGTTGAGCTGGAACGGCCTTGTCGGGATCAAGAGGGACGTTGTTAAATTTACCAAAACCATCCCAAGTTTTATTTTTATTTACGTCTTTGCTCTTTTCGGCTGTCACCTTTGCTATTGGCACTGGTTCCGTTGTTTTAGTATCAATAGTTTTTGTATCACTAATAACATCGTTTGTTTTATCTTCAAAATTTAGTTTAATTCCACCACTTGTATTTAAAGCATCGTTAAATAATCCCGATTTAGATGGGGCTTTCTGAGAAACAACATCGGTTAAATCGTTTAACTCATTTTCTAAATCATTAAGGTCATCAATGTTAATATCGTCGCTTTTTTTATTCGGATCAGGTTTCCTTTTATCGTTCATAAGTAATTCAATACCATCACCAAAATTAACTGAGGGTTTGCTATCGATTGATACAGATTCAGTATTTCCATCGTTCAAATTAATGACAGGTGTTTCATCTAAATTATTAATATCGATTATTTCGGGTTGTATTTCCATTATGTTTTAAATAGAACTTATAATTTTAAGTAATCCGCAATTAATATAATTTATGATAAACATAATTCATTATAATTCGTAGTAGCCATTTTATTTTCTAATATATACCACAGTCCTTGTAATAGACAATCTGCTAAATCATCTTTCTTGTTACTATTTTCGAGATGTTCATACCATAAACTATTATCACTAGTTAATATTTTTTTGGTAATATCGACACTTATTTTTTTTCTCTCATTATATGTCGTTTTTTCATTTCCAATAAAATATTTTAGTTTGTTTATTGCGGATACAAATTCTATGTCTTCTTTATTGTTCATAATAAAAAACTGAGCTATCATTCCTTGAATGGTTTTCATACGATTGGCAATAGGACTTATTTGATTTTCTATTAGTATTTTATCAGCTGTTAAATATTCAGCGTCATTTAAATTATCACGTATAGAGGAACCTATTTTAATCAATGACATTTCCGATGCAGAGTCTTGCTTAATTGTATCTAAGCATTTGATTTCTTTCATTTCACATAATAAATCTACTAAATCTTGTTTTTTATATTTATTAGGAAGTTCTAAATTATAATCATTTGCTATTTGTTTTAATTTATCGATTTTGATTCTTTTTTGATGTATAGAATTTAAATCATTCGAAGGAATAATATAATTTGTTTTTTTTGCACAACTTTTACAGTAATAAATACCATTTTTTGTATATTTTGAATTTTTATTACAAGTAGTATTGCTATTTTTCTTTTTAATCAATTGTTTACATGTTGGAATAGTGCCACATAAATTAATTACGTCCCATTTAATTATTTTATATGTATTATTATTAATTTCAAGTAAACAAAGTGCTAAATTTTTAATACCAACATCAATACTTAAAATTTTCATATACTTTATGTTATTAAATATTTAATATTAAAAAAATATTTAATTATTTTGAATTAGGAAAATACTTTTTAATTAATTGGTCCTGTGTGTAGACCGGTATTACTTGCCTGCTTTGTAAATCATGTTTGCTTAAATATAGATTTTTAAGGTCACTATCTTCGTATCCATATGGTTGTGATTTTTCATTTGATGAATTATAAATGTATGGTGCTTGTGGATATTTGTTGTGATCAACATCTAGTTTACAATTACTGCATTGGTCACAAGCATTGATTTGGTTTTGTTTAATAATACTGTCGGCATTATCTACCAAGTATTTGCGATATTCCCAGTTTTGTTTAATACCAGTTTTTTTGCGAAGATTTTCATTAATTGTAGCTCCCGATTGCCACGATGCGTAATTTCTTCCATCATGCATTATAGGCGGTGAGTTAAAATGTATATTGTTTGATCCCGAATAACACGTTCCCCAACTCATTTAATATAAGTAAATATAAAAAGTATTATTAATTAATTTTTTCTTTATTATTTTCGATTAAAGAAACCAATTCTACTTTTCTTAGTTTATTTATTTCATTAGGTGTTGATAAATTGTTTTCAAGCGCTATTTTTTTTAAATCATCAACTTTCATTTTTTTATATGGTATATTGCTTAATAAATCAGTCTCTGCTTCTTCAGTAACATCTACATCGTTATTGGCATTTACATCGTTATTGACATCTACATCCACTTGTTCTTTCTCTCCAACTACTTGATCTACTATATCAGTAACACTACTAGAAATGTCATCTAGACTAATAGTATCATTTAGTTTAACGGCTTTTAAATCACTACTTAAATTATTCAAATCGCTTGATTCGATTATTTTTTGTGGTTGATTCATTACATCAATCGGTTTTAATTCAGGTAACGTTAGTGTTTCCTCATTAGCAGTATCATTTGATATATCAATGACTTTCACGTTTTCTACATTTTCTTCTTTAACAATGTTTATTTGGTTATCGTCCGATTCACTATCCGAATCACTATCAGTCTCACTATCAGAATCATCATCTGTTTCCGAATCATTATCAGAAACCTCTATTTTTTGATTAAGATAATTTTCAGCCGAAATTTTTGCTTCTAGTGTTGCATCCTTGCTTGGTGGACCAGAAATTAATATTTCGTTACTAGTATTATCATCAGATACAGTAGTATTTCCCATAGTATCTCCTAAATCATTACGTACATTAGTTATAAAATCGCTTAGAATCGTATTTTGTTTTTGAATTGAAGCTTCAATAGTTCTGAAACGACCATTTACATAATACATTATTACACCTGCTAATAATAAGGTAAGTGTTATACATATAAGAAAACCATTTTCTTGAAACATTATTAAAAGTTAAGAACACTATTAATATTATATTTTTACGAATTAAATATTTAATTGTTCAATTAATTTATTTGTATTTGTAATTATTTCCGTTGGATATTCTAAATCATTCAATACTTTGATTCCACCTTTAACATTTGATATACCACTTACTAATTTATATGTATATTCAAATTCTCCATTGATTTTCTTATTTATCTTCATATTACAATTATACATTTTCTTATTTGTGCTCAATTTATTACAAATATCTAAATAATGCGTTGTTATTATAAAAGAAACGTTTTTATATTTATTTAAATAATTCAAGAACGAAACAGCACCACTAATAGCCTCATATGGATTTGTTCCTGAATATAACTCATCAAATACACAAAAGTGGCGTATATTATCATCATGAATAGTATCTAATATATCTTTACATCTTCGTGCTTCTGCTTGGAACAAACTATCTCTATTAGATGTATCTGGAATATTAATATAACAATGTATTTTGTGATAAGGAAATATTGTTGCTTTTTTATAACAACCGTATCCAAGTTGTTGAGAGATTAATATATTAAATAATGTTGTTTTTAAAATTGTAGTTTTACCTGCAGCATTAGGTCCAGTAATCAATAAATGCTTGTTCAAATTGTAACTATTTTTAATTGGTTTGTGGTGTGTTATAGGATAAAAAGCTTTTTCAAATTTTGTTTTATTACCATAATTACATTTACCAAGATAATTCGAATTAATGTTTGTCTTGATACCGTTTAATAAGTCAATATATCCCCAAAAATCGTATGAATACTTTAAAGCGTTCTTATATGTTTCGTTATTATAAAGCATATAATAACATTTCATAGTGTGACCAATATTATTTATTTTTGTAAATGATAATTTATTAGGACACACGTTATCTAAATCTACTTTAAATCTCTCCAATATAATTGATTGATTCCTCATATCATTTG